CTGGTTGGCCTCGGGAATGTAAGTCGCGGAGTCGCCCGCGGGGGTGGTCACGGTGATGTCTTCGGGAAGCACATCGAACTCGATGCCAATGTGCTCGGGTTCGGCAGGTGCATCTGGGTCCGGCTCGTCGAGCAAGGTGGGTGTGTCCTCAGCCAGCACCTGCGCGGATGGGAACGCCCCGAGCTCGACGAGCCCTGCTCCCCAGAGGCGGCCGGTGACGGCCTTGCCTGCCTTGATGGTGGCGTGGAATTCGCCCGAGAGCTTGCGGCGCTTGCCGGTGGGCGAGATCGCGTCGGCGAGGGCGGCGTCGCCCTCGGGGGTGTTGGCGATCGCGAACGTTGCCATGATGCCCTTGGCTGATTCCCAGAGGCGGGTGGCGCGGCCGACCGGTGCGGAGCGCTCGTGGTCGGTGTTGATGCCGACGACGCTGGGGTCGGACGGGAGCTTGATGATGCCGGAGGCCTCGACCATGAACCGGCCGATGTTGGTGTTCCCGATCTCGTTGAACGGGATGAGCAGGCCGGTGATGGTGCGGTCGTCGAGGCTGGCGGTGATATCGCCGCCCTCGAATTCGATGAGCTGTGCAGCGGTCATGGTTGGCTCCTGGTCAGTCAGCGCTGGTCGGGTTGGTGTCGGGCGAGGGTGTCGACATGAGGTTGCTCAGGTCGGCGCGGATGCTGAGCCCGGGGGCGCACACATCGTCGAGGGAGAGGCGTGCTTCGATGGCCTGCACGAAGACCTTGGTGCCGAAGTCGTACAGCTCGTTGCGGGTGGTGGCGTCGTTGCTGTACTCGATGTCGCTGCCGCCCGAGTCCTTGGAGCCTTCGATGATGGAGGCGGGCACGGCGGCGTGGTTGGCGATGTCGAGTCGGACGGCGTTGCGGCCCTTCTCGTACAGGTCGGGGCTGACCTGTCCGAGCGCCTTGACTTCGAGGAACGACTGGGTGATTGCGGTTGACCCGCCCCCGCGCTTGCGGTTGGCGTTCCACTCGTCGACGATGCGGCGCTTCTCCCGCTTGGTGAGCTGGTCGTATTGGGGGTCGGTGATGTGCAGGTCGGTCGCCGGGATGGGGTTCTCGACGCGGTCGATCCATGCGCGGTCGATGGCTCGGGCTGCGCGGATGGAGTCGACGCCGTCGACGAGGATGCCGCTTTCGCCGTACCCGAGGTCGATGGCGATCGGCTTGGCGCGGTACTCGGCTGGCATGCGCTCGTCGATGGCGAGGTCGCCGTTGTCGTTGACGCCCCAGAATCCTTCGGGGACGTGGATGCAGTCGGTCATGTCGGCGTTGAATCCGAGGCATGCCCACCCGCGCATGAACAGGTCGGAGACGACGCCCTTGTTGCGGAGGTACGGGCTCATGCCGCTGTTGCTGGAGGTCAGCCATGCGGGCTGCTCGGCGACGCGCGCGTCGCCGTTCATCAGGTAGAAGTTCAGGCCACCGGCGATCGACGTGTGGATGCCGTGTGCGCGCTTCACGCCTGGGACGCGGAGGGCTGTGGCGCGGTCGACGATGGAGAGGGCGTTGAGGTCGCCGAGGACTTCGGCGAGGGCGAATGGTGCGAAGTCCGCGGGTGGCGCGTACGGCGATTGCACGCCGATGGTGGCGGGGGCTTGGAAGCCGAGCCACGTACGGAGGGAGAATGCCACACGCACAGTTTAGAGGATAACTACAACGATGTAACTACATCGTTGTAGTTATCCACAGCTACCGCCCGAAGGTGATGTCGACCTTGGCTGGTGCGCGGCTCTCGTCGATGAACTGGACGGCGAGGGATACGGCTTCGATCTCGGTGATGTCGGCGGCGTAGTCGCCCTTGGGCCGCCCGAATCCGAACCCGCCTGCGGTGCCGATGGGTCGCTTCACGGCGATCGCGACGGCGTTGTCGAGCTGTGGTTGACGCCAGTGGATGAGGCCGTCTTCCTCAAGCAGCTTGAGCACCTTCGTCGCACCGCGGCGAACGTCGGTCGTGGTGGCGGGCTGGAGCGTCGGGCGTGGCTGTGCGCGGGACAGGGACTCGGTCTCGACGCCGGCCGCTTGTGAGAGCTGGTCGTAGATGATCGGCACTTTGTATTTGCGGGCGAACTGGAGCGCCTTGTTTGCGAATCCTTGCACGCCCTGCTGGTGCCAGAGCAGGCCGACTGCGACCTTCTCTTCGACGGGTGGTGCCTGCCCGTCGAGCGCGAGCGCGACGGAGACGAGGTCGTCGAGCTCGTCGCGGTGCATCCAGGCGACGGCGAGCGAGGCCCACAGCCCGTCAGGGTGGATCGCCATGGCGAGCGCGAACCGCTTCGGTGGCTTCGGCAGGTCACCGGGGCGTGCTGCGCGCTCCCACGACGGCGGCGAGATCAGGCCGATGTTGGAGCCCTCAGAGCCGAACACGCCAAGGTACTCGGCTAGGAACTTCTCACGCGGGAACTTGGAGAAGTTCCGCTCGATCGACGACAGCGGCGTCGTCCATCCAACACCCGGATGCCACGCCTCGACGAGCGCGCGCACGCGCCCGCGCGGGTGGTCCTCGGTCGGCTCCCACGACTCCAGCTCTTCGGGGTCGGTGGTATCGGGAATAGCGTGCATGATGACCCCGGCGTCCGAGTCGTTGAGGGTGTCCCAGAGCAGGTTGCCGCCGCGGTACTTCGCGGCCGTCCCTGAGACGACGAACTGTGCGCCGGGCTTGGTATCCATGGTGGGGAGCACGGCGATGGTGAGGTCTTCGGAGAGGTCGGGCTCAGCCTCGCCGCCCTCGTCGACCCAGCCGAGGTCGAACCCGCCCGAGCGGAATCCATCGCCACCGGGGGCGTAGACGTTGAGGAATGAGCCGTTGGACCAGGCGATGTGCTCGGTGCCCTTGCCGACGTTGATCGAGAACGGTGCCGACTTGTGGTCGGGGTAGACGCGGAGCACCTGCGCGACGATGTCTTTGCGGAACCGCTCGGAGGCCTTGGCACCGGTCGTGGCGAGGGTCCACCCGACTTGGTAGTCGTCGCGGAGTGTGCAGCGCCCGAGGATGACGGCTTGGATGCTGGTCGTCTTGGTTGTGCGTCGGGGCTCGAGGATGCCGTTCATGAAGTGGCCGGCGTTGAGCATGTCGGCGATGACGAGCTGGATTGGTGTCGGCCCGGTGCCGCCGTCACCGGCGCGCACGAACTTGTCGAGCCGGAGCAGGCGTGCGCCCTCGAGGAACTCCATCCGGGTCTGGTCGGTGGTGACCAGCGGTGTGCCGATTCCCGGGATTGCGCGCGAGCGCCACTCGAGCCAGGTGGCCTCGTCGTGCAGGTCGGCGAGTGTCGGGTCGGTCATCGTGTGGTCTTTCAGTTCAGGGATTCAGGGGGAGATGCTGCTGTAGAGCCTAGGCGGGGGTTCCTCTGGCAGGGCTTAAAAAAAGCCGGTCAGAGCGGTAGTTGGTCACCAGCGCAACAGTTTCTTGTCGGTGCCGGTGCGGGTGAGTTGCATGGTGCGGCCCATGCGTCCGCCTGCTGCTCGGTTGCCTTGGCAGCCGCCCGATTTGTAGCGGTGCTCGGGTGAGAGGTTGTCCATGGTGTGGCCCGAGGCTGGGTCGATGTGGCCCACGTCGTAGGTCTGCTCCTCGGCGATGGTGCGGCCGCATCGCCAGCAGGTGATGTCGTTGCCGGCGCGTCGTTGCTTGGCTACCTGCTGTCGGATGATGCGGGCGTTCTTCCGGTACTCGGGGTCGGAGTGCTTGGTGCTCATGAGCAGGTGGCCACGGTGGCGAGGAGCAGGGCTGCGGTGAAGGCTGTGGGTTGGGTGAGTCGTCGGCCTTGCACGTCGCCGTGCTCGTCGAGGATGACCCACCCGAACCCGTACCCGTGGTCGAGGCGCTCGCGCTCCACTCGGTATCTCATCGGAGGATGTTCGCTCGGCCGATGGCGTTGATGATTCGCCAGCTCGCTTTGATCCAGTCGTAGCCCTGGCGCTCGGTGTAGACCTGCTGTCGCACGAACGAGGCGACGAGTCGGAGCTGTGCTGCACACCGGGTTGACTCGTCTCGGAGCATGCAGTTGTGCAGCCCTCCGTGGGCACCGTAGAAGCGTGCCGCGTCGTCGAACTCGACCGCGAGCCCGTAGAGACGCTTGACGATAGGTGACTGTTTCTTAAGCTGTGTGCGGGTTGGTACCGCCTCGATGGTGCTGGTCATGCGATGCTCCCTGGCTGGTTGGTGAGGAGGGTTGGGATTGGTCGGCCACAGCGGGAGCAGTACCCGGATGCGGCCCACGAGCACTCGAGACGCCCACGTCGGAGGATGGGGCACCGTGCGTGCAGCGCGTTGTAGTAGAGCTGGGCTAGTTCGTCTTCGGTGTCTGTCTTCGTGAGCATGGTGTCTGTCCCTCCTGCCGGGGGTTGTGAGTGGGTGGTGAAGGTCTTGACCCCCCCAGTCGTGACAGAGGTCACGCTGGAGGGGCTCTCGCTTGCCGGTACGCTGCTCGCGTTCTGGCTCGGCGCGACACGACGGTTAGGTCGTCACGGACGGGTTATCGAGTACGGGTGTCGTGTTGGGATGCGCTGCCCGGTCATGCCTTGACCAGCGCTCCCGTACTCGTCGGGGCCACATCTTGTTTCGCGGTAGCGTCCCGCGTGTCTCGCCCGTCCTGTGGCGTCGTGTGGCCCTGCTGCCGGCCTATTGAGTTGTTCCTGTGCTGCGCGGTTAGGGCGGCGTCATCATGCTCACGAGGAGTGATGAGCCGGTGGTGGCGATGAGGAGTGATAGGGCTGTGGTGGCCGGGATGAACACGGCTGGCGTGGCCCACCATGGCGGTGGGCTCACGTAGGCTGCGCGGCGTCTCACAGGTCCACCCGGAGCTGTGACGCGCACTCGTTGACCTGGAGGCGTGCGGTCTGCCAGTGGGCGAACTGCGGCGCTGTGAGAGCGGCGCTTGCCTGCTCGGGCGTCACCTTGTCGATGACAGCGATGAGTGCGAGCACTTCATTGGGTGTGAGGAGCACGGCCATCATGAGCGGCGGTCCCGCCACACCTGCACGGCGTAGGTGAGCCCGAGGGCTGCGGAGATGAGCACCGCGAGGACTGGGTCGATGTGTTCGACGTTCAACATCAGCTCGCCTCGCTCTGCTGCTCGCGCTCGTAGGTGGCCACGACATCAGCGTCGAAGAGCCGAGCCCCACGCACGCCGTTGAGCTGCACAGCAGCCGGCAGGCGATCCCTCACAGCAAGCCGGTTGACGGTCGCGACGCTCTTGCCCAGTCGCTCTGCCACCTGCTCGGTTGTCAGAAGAGTAGTTTGATCCATTCCGGCAGTATGTCCCATTTGAGACAGACGCGCAACGTAGCTCTGTTATTCACATCTTGCGTAATCGTCACTGTTTGCGTAAGCTTGCGCGCATGACATTGAATTTCGCATTCGACGCAACGCGGATACCGGAGTTTTCCGTAGGCGACCGCCTCAGGAAGGCGCGCGAGACCGCTGGGATGAGCCAGGAGGAGTTTGCCGACGAGGTCGGTATCTCACGCCGCACGATCGGGCGCTACGAGGCAGGCAACGAGAGCAAGCGCTCTATCGTGCTGCTGTACTCGATGCGGACCGGCGTGCCCACGGAGTGGTTGGAGACTGGGTGCACCCCCCCGGACTTGAACCGGGAACCCACTGATTAA